GGTATGACTTCTGTTAAGTTGACCTTTGCTTCCATGATGTTACCACAAGTTTTATCTTCAACTTCATTGTTGCAGCGATATTTCGATTCAGATATTTCACCAACAGACTTTGCTCTCAGTTGTAGGAAATAATACTCAATGTCTATGATTGGCAATTCATCAATGTCAACCTCTTTAGACAAGGTGCATACGTTCAAAATTTCTCTAACGTTGTGTTGAATAGTCTTGGCATCGGAAGATTCCAATGCCATCATCAAAGCCTTTTGTTCTCTGACCAAATATGGTCTGTATTTTATATTCTTTTTAGAAACAGGTAGTTGCAATTCATATGTTGGCACTTCAAGTTTTGGTAAAGCCATAATATCTCCTTATCATCATTCATTAAAATTTATTGGTGAATTCACAGCATCTGCCATAGAATTAAAACCACTAGACAAACCACTTCCAAGAGAACCTCCCAATCCACCAAGAGAAGTTGCTACAGAGTCTAAGCCGGCATCTAAAAGATCCATACCCAAACCTTGTAAGGAAAGATTTTTCCAGTAGGTGTAAGCGAAAGTAACTGTCAATTTATGATAACCATCACCATTCCAGTCCAAATCTAATTGGTTCATAGAAATAGGATATGCATCCAACAAACTTACTGTATATGTTCGTTGATTTGATGTATCATACTGATTAATGGTTAGTGTTGTTGCATAATTTTCTTTGTAACGCATGTTGTTGTTGTATGTTGGATTGATAAAATTCAACCAACCGTCAAAAAGAAATTTTTGTGACATATCTTCATCAACAATGAATGTCAAATCAATATCGTTGTATGTTGTTAGATATGGAAATTTTTCTACTGGTCCATATATTTTTTGTTCTGTTGTTGAAAGATTTTTACCTGGCAAGTTTGCAACTTCACAACGATATTTCAAAGTTCTTGCCGTTTTTAAATATGGCAATAGTGTTAGTGGTATAGGGATTTCAACATCAAACCTATTGGTTCTTGCTAAATCACCAGAAAAACTAGATTTAAATTCGCTAATTGTAGCCATTTAAGAGGTCCTTATTTCTTGTATAGAATCTTGCCAAACTTGTTTTGGTTGTGCATTTTTAAACTGATGCACTGGTAAATATGTAGCCACATCCCATTCGTTAGGTTCCACAGCCAATATCCTAGACTTTATGTGGGTATAAAGATATCGTTTAAGACAAGGTCTAAATTCTTTCAACTTAGAGGAAGCATCCAGGATTGGATAGGTGATGCGGATTCTTTTAATCTCATCATCTTCGTTGTAGATTGCAAAGTTCAATAATTTTCTCAGGAAAAGAACCCTATATCGTAACGGCAAATAATGTAGGTTTAATCCTATGAAACCATCTGGTAGTCTTTTGAGTGGTAATACCAATGGAAATCTATCATAATATGGTAAAGAATCTTTACCTTTGGCATCATACACAAAATAATACATACCCCCCATCAAAAATTTCTGACGGTCGCCAGGTCTTGTCCATCTATCTTTCTCTTTTGTTATCGGCACAGAAAGACGAGTTGGATTTCTAAGTTTTGCAATTTTTTGCATTAACCAGCGTAGAGATTCACGACTCATCGTTGGATGTTGAGCCTGAATTTTTTCTTCTGTTAATGTCGTGAGTATGGATTTTGTTATCATCGGTTATTTAGTTACAGTCCGAGGTGGTCTTCCGTAACTAATTTGAATTCCCAACCTCTATCTAAACAGTATTCTGTTGCAGCCTTCCATTTTGCTTGATTGATACCCCATGTTGCAACTTCTTGTATGTATTGTTTAGTGACTCGTTTTTTTGGTTGAGGTTGTTGTGTTTGTTTTTTTGGCTTGACCTCAAGCATCATTGTTCTCATTCGACCATCTTTATCCTTAACTTTGACAAGAAAATCGGGAAAATAACGATGCATACGACCATCAACTGGAGATTTATAAGGTATGGTCAATTCTTCTGAAGCCCAAGACACAATACTTGGATTTTTGTCGAGCCAATTCATCACTCGACATTCCCAACTCGAGCGATATATGATGTTTTTTGGATCCCCAACATATTTTTGAGGATTTGAGGGTCGGAACTTTCCAGAATATGCCATAAATAGTATATATCACTTTTCTAGAAAACAACCATGGCAATCATTTCAATACCAACATCAATTGGCGGTCTAAACATTCCAGGCGGACTTTTTGGTGGTCCACTATCAGATTTATTTGGTTCTGATATTGGATATTTTTCATATCAATATCCAAGAGACCTTGGAAGTTCTAACAAATCTCACGCAGTTTATTTCACAATTAAAGAAGTTGAAGAAGTAAAATTGAACGAATTGCCTGGTTTTGTTAATAAGGGAGTTGAAGCATTAGGTGCAGCTGGTGAGAATGTCCTACAGGCTTATGAAAATGAAGGTGGAATTTTTAATATGGCTGAATCGGTATTTGGTAGTGTAAAAGATACTCTTTCGGGTAATTGGTCATTTCAAGGTGCTTTGAATACTGTTTTTGGTGGACTGACCACCGGATTAAAATCAACTGCGGGTATGTATGAAGCTTTTGGAAGTTTTTTAAATAATCAAAGAAGCACGCCAGTTGGTCAAATTGCTTTATATATGCCAGAAAATTTCAATTTAACAACATCCCTAGCATATGATGACACATCTTCAATTGCTTCATCGATGGGTGCATTACCATTAATTGGTAAAGCTGTTAGAGCAGCAACGAATCTTGCTGGTGGTGGAGATAATGATGCACTTAAATTGGTTTTAAATAGAGCTGGTTATGTTTTCAACCCACAAAAACAAGTATTATTTCAAGGTGTTAACTTTAGAGATTTTCAATTATCTTTCACATTTACACCATATTCCGCAGCTGAAGCTGAACAGGTAAAAAACATAATTGAAAAATTTAGAATGTATGCTTCACCCAAAAAGAATACTGAAGTAGGTCAAAATATGTTTTGGGTTCCACCTGCTTTGTTTGAAATTGATTTTAAACAACAAGGTCAACACAACGACAAATTACCAAGATTGAAGGATTGTGTTATAGAAAGTATTGATGTTAATTACACTCCAAACGGATGGACAGCCCACGCTGACGGTGCACCGGTTCAAACAAATCTAACCATTCAATTCAAAGAAATATCATTGATTGGCAGAGATGATGTTCAAGCAGGATATTAAAAATGCAATATTTTAATTCTTTACCAAAAGTTGTTTACACAGATAAAAACAATAACAGAACATTATACACAAATTTAATGTCTAGAGCAAGTGTTGTTCCTGGTGTGTTAAATAATATACTATCATTCTATGAATATGACATTCAAGACCAAGATACACCAGAAATTGTTGCTCACAAATACTACGGAGACATAAATCGTTTTTGGATTATACTTTATTGCAACCAAATCAATGACCCACTATGGGACTGGCCTTTGAGTTCGGTAAAATTTCAAAAATATATACTAAACAAATATGATGGTTCAAACAGTGGAAATTTACCAAGTTCTGTTCACCATTATGAAATTATCAAACAAAAAACAAGTTCGGTTTCACCAAATGAAATTCAAGAAGAAAGAATAATTTGTTCACCAGAACAATATTTTAGTTCTCCATATTTCGATTCTCCAACAATTACTATTGGAACAGAAGTGATTAGTTTCGAAATCACAAAGAAAATTGTCAGCAATTATGAATATGAATATGAATTAAATGAATCAAAAAGAAAAATTAAAATATTAAACAAAGAGTATGCGGCTCAGTTTGAAAAAGAGTTTGTAAATTTGATGAAGAATTAAAATGGCTATATTTGCACAAGATTTCGATTTAGAATCGGTTGATATTATTGCTGACAACGACCAAGCAGTTAAAATAAAATACCTTGTTGTTGAACTAAACTTCTTTGAGGATATATTTTCCTTTGCTTGTTCAGGAAACGTGGTTATAAGAGATGCTTTGGGTATTATTGAGAAATTAAAATTGGATGGTTCGGAAATCATTCAAATTTCATATGGAAAATCAAAAGATACAACAAAAAATACCAGAAAGTTTAGATTATACAAAGTGGGTAATAGAATACCTGCTGGTAACAAAACATCAGAACATTACACACTTCATTTCACATCTGAAGAAATGTTTCTTTCCGAACAATTAAAATTAAGTAAACCTTTCAAAGGTTTGCCTATTTCGGAAATGATAACAAAAATATTGATAGATGAAAATAATGGTTTGAGAGTTCCATCATCAAGAATACAAGCAATACAACCAACATACGGTTTGTATGACATGGTTGTTCCAAAACTTAAACCATTTGAAGCCATAAGTTGGTTGTCAAATTATGCTTTACCTGGACAAGGTAAAGGTGCAGATATGATATTCTTTGAAACTAAAGATGGTTTTTATTTTGCATCAATCGCAACACTATTTTCAAATCAACCTGTAGCACAATATAAGTATCAACCATCAGATACGGAAACTTTTAAAGCAGTTGATTTATTCAACATTCTAAATTATGAATTTGTAAAAACATATGATTCATTGGAAGCAACCAATTCTGGAATGTATGCAAATAGGGTTATCACAATCGATCCTATTTCTAGGACAAAGATTGTAACAGATTTCAACAAGGCATCACTACCTGGTTACAGTCAAACTGGAACAAACTTAAATAGATTCGGCAAATACTCCGAAGAAATGGTTGAAAGTAACTTGAAGTTGGTTTTCGGAAATGCAAGTCAATTAAATGAAGAATATATAAGTCAAAGTCCAGATAGTGTTGCTAAAAATATAAATGCTGAGGTGTTCATTCCAAACAGAACCGCACAATTAGCACTAGCACATTATACTGTAATGAAGGCTATAGTTCCTGGAAATAGTAATTTAACTGTTGGTCAAACTTTAGATATACAATTAAATTCGTTTGGTATAGAAGGAACTGGTAATCAATCTTCGGTTGAAGAAGATATATATTATTCAGGAAAATATTTAATTACAGCTGTGCGTCACATAATACAAACGCAAGGTGTATATCAAACAGTTTTGGAATTGGCCAAAGATACTTCTTCTATGGAATTCCCAAGTCAACAATATGCACTTTCATAAGGTGAAAAATGAGTTTTATAGGTAAAGATGGTTTTATATGGTGGGTCGGAGTAAACGAATTCAGAGGTGATCCTTTGGGTTTAGGCCGATGCAAAGTTAGAATTTTTGGATGGCATACAGATAATAAAACGGAATTGCCAACAGAAGATTTGCCTTGGGCTTTACCGATGTATCCTATCAACCATTCAAAATCATTTTCAGCACCTATGTTGGGTGAATGGATTGTAGGTTTCTTTATGGACGGTGTAGCTGGTCAAGCACCTGTTATGATGGGTGTTTTACCCGGAATAGAAAAACCAACAAGTAATACAGTTCAGGAGATATATTAATGGGATATGATTGGTCTCAAGAACCAGCAGAACCGGGAGCAAAAGATTTACCACCAGCTGTTGGTAACGAAAATTTAAAACCTCCACCAGGAGCTGAGAATGACGGCCGTGTGGAAGGCACACCAACTATACCTGCATCCGCAAGAGGCATCGTTGATAAAACAAGTCGTGGAAACAACAATAAAAAATTGGTTCACGTGTGTAGTTTTATTGATGAGATGCAAAAGAACATCTATCTCAAAAAATTCATCAAAGCTTCAGCACAATATATACGTGATGGAATTCGTTGGGTTATGAAAACTTTAGGGCTCACAGATAGAACTGGTGCTTTTGCTTGGATTACTGCAAAATTGAAAGAAGCGGTTCGTTGGTTGAAACAAGTTCAAAAATTCTTAAAAGATGTAATTAATTTTGAAAGATATGTTCTGGCATTTATCACAAAAATTAGAGCACTAATTGCATGGATTCGTTCATTACCAGCAAGATTTATGGCCCTCTTAGCACAATGTTTAACCAAATTTTTAAAATTGGTTGGCAGTGTTTTCACTGATTTCTTCAAAGAACTTACAGCCGGAGAAGATACTGGTTTTGGTGATTTACTAAAAGAAACTAAAAATTTGTTGAACGAAACTGCAAATACTGTAAAATTAGCAACCGCAGCTGCAGCAGGCGCTGTAACAATTGTTGGTATGGCAACAACAGGATTAATGATTCCAGCTTCTGCTGCTGATTTAAAAGCAGCAAATAAAACAATTGCACAATATGAAGCAACGCAACCTTCAAATGCCCAAATATCTGCAAGTATTCAACCAAAGCCACAAAACAAAACTAAACCTTAATTATGGAAACATCAGATATTAACTCACCACCAGTCGAAGGTCTTTGGACCGAACCAGAGTCAGCAGCAAACACATACTATCAACCTGTATATCCATACAATAATGTCCAACAAACAGAAGCTGGACATAAATTTGAGATGGATGACACACCAACAAGAGAGCGTGTTTGTCTATCGCACAGAACGGGGACATTTATCGAAATGCATCCCAATGGAGATGAAGTTCACAAGGTTTATGGAAACGGATTCACAATTATCGTTTCAAACAAAAATGTAATTGTTGGGGGTAATTGTAACATACAAATAGAAGGTAATTGCAACATAAATGTTACAAAGGACATGAATGTTCAGGTTGGTGGAAACTACAATTTGCAAGTCAAAGGTGAAACCAACATCAGGTCTGTTGGTAATATTGATATTTTGGGTGACAATGACGTTAGAGTAACAGCAGATGAGAATTTTGGTGGAACGATGTATATTGGTGCAGCAGACCACATATCGATTGCTTCAGACTTGAACGTTGGTGGTGCTATCCACGCAGACGTAATAAGCGCAGAGTCTAGGGTTACGGCAGGTAGTGGTGTTTATGCGGGTGATGCTGGATTCACAACTTCTGGTGGTGTTTCTGCTGGATTCCCAACACCTGCAACACCAATTGCAGTTCCTGGACAAATTAATGCATTGACGAGTGTAAATGCGGTTGTTTCCGTAAATGCACCTCTTTGTAACTTTAGTTTAGCGAGAATTGGTATTATGGATGCAGTTTTGATGGCAGACCAATACAATTCTGCTATTTTTGATTTTCATTATCATAATAATGGCAACAATGGCTTTCCGACAACGATGCCAATGTCATCATTCATAGGACTATAATTATGGCACAGTTATTTGCAAATAACATTGGAATATGGCATTCTTTTGGATATAATTTTGATGATCCAAATGGAAACATATCTGAATTATCAACTCCTGCCCTAGAACATGTGGATAGTATGCCACCTTTTGTAACAGAATGGCAGGCACAAGATATCGCAAACAATGATTTTGGTGGATATTACCAAAACAATATGCAGAGTATAACTATGTTGATATATGAAAATGCAAACAACATTTATCTATCAACAAATAATGTGACAAATATGGCTAACGTTCATGCGAATGCTGACACCTTAATACAAACATGTCAGAATTTTTTGTTGCACACCGCAAAATTATCTGGAGTGATAGAATATGATGGAACCGACAATATAAGTCCTTATTTAAATCAGGCTTTAAGTTTTGGAAGAACAGCAATGTATATTGTAAACCAAACTGACGGTATAACAAATAACGCACCAATTATGGGTAGTTTTTCTTCTCTATTAATTGAACCACAACTAATATCTAACAATAATACACTAATAACATACACCAGTCAAGTTGCCGGTAGTATATCAGGAAACACTTCCAATCTAACCAGTCAACAAATGACAACTATTAACAACCACATGAAAAACATGTATGAGTTCATGGAATACAGAAAAAACTCAGACCGTGACTTTTACACAAATTTGAGACTTTTCATTGAAGGCTATAACAAAACAAAAAAACTGAACAATTTGGGAGAAACTGAAAAATACTTGTTGATGAATTTTATAGGCACCAACAAGACAAAAGAGAGAATTTCATAATTACCGAAATTTCGAATTTTTGCGTTCCGGCCCAAGAATTTTTTTCGACAGCTCCAAAAGTCCAAAAAGCGAATCCACTCCTAGCGTATAAATAAAAGATGGCAACAAACATACAGAAACTTTTCTCAGACATAGACTTCACACTCGCAAAGAGACCTGTGTTGGGTGATATCGCTTTGAGTTATGATAACCAAGCTGTTATTCGCTCAATCCGGAATATATTATTGACCAAAAAATACGAAAAACACTGGAACCCCAATTTCGGTTCAAATGTTGATACACTTCTGTTTGAAAATGTATCGTTTACAACTGCAAATGCACTTGAAAAAGAGATTGCAACTACAATAAAAAATTTCGAACCTAGAGTCGACCTTAAAAATGTTGTGGTGAAACCGTATACAGACAGAAATGCCTATGATGTTACTTTGACGTTTTTTATAGCAAATGCAACACAACCAACTACTGTAACAGTTTTTTTAGAGAGAAACAGATAAAATGGCAGGTGCAAACTCAAATTTCAACATAACAGAACTAGATTTTAATTCTATAAAGTCTAGTATAAAGAATTATATGAAGGACAATGGTGTTCTTCAAGATTATAACTATGAAGGCTCTGCCTTATCCACTTTGTTGGATGTTTTGACTTATAACACACAGTATAACGCATATTATCTAAACATGGTCGCTAATGAAATGTTTTTAGATACTGCACTACAAAGAAATTCTGTTGTTTCACAAGCAAAACTATTAAACTATGTTCCAAAGTCAGCAATCGCACCTTCAGCCACAATCAACATTACAGTAAACAACGTAACATCAGACCAATCTCTGACATTACCAAAATATACAAATTTTTTATCAGAATCAATTGACGGTGTAAACTACAACTTTGTTAATGCAGATACACATACAGTAAATGTTGTAAATAATGTTGCACAATTTAATGACGTTGTTTTGAAACAAGGTAATGCACAAACATATTCTTTTACAGTTGACAAGGGAACTAACCCAAAATCATTGTTTAAAATACCAAATGCGGATATTGACACAACAACACTTTTGGTTGCTGTTCAAGAATCTTCTTCAAATACATCAATAACTAATTTCACACGTGCAGATAACTTCTTAACCTTAGATGGTAATTCCAACGTATTCTTCTTACAAGAAGGCATGAATGGTTACTATGAAATATATTTTGGTAATGGTGTTTTAGGTAAAGATTTGAATAATGGTAACATCGTAAGATTATCATTTATTTCCACTAGAGGTCTAAATGGTTCAGGTGCAAATAACTTCACTGCTATGGCAACTATTGGTGGTTACGGAGACATTGTTATTACACCAGTATATGCAGCTTCTCAAGGTGCCAATAGAGAAACTATTGATTCAATTCGTTTTCAGGCTCCAAAATCATATGCATCGCAGAAAAGAGCTGTTACACAAGACGACTACATTACCGCAATTCAACAGAACAATTTAGGATATTCTTTTGATGCAGTCAATGTTTGGGGTGGTCAACAAAATGATCCTCCAGTATATGGTCGTGTATTTGTTTGTGTCAAACCATCTGGTTCCTATACACTAACTGAGAATCAAAAATCAAAATTGGTCAAAGATGTTTTGAAACCAATATCTATTATGACGGTTGAACCAACGTTGGTTGATCCTGATTATACTTACATCCAGATTACAGCAAACGTTCTATATGATCCTAAGAAAACTGTTTTGACCGCTGCACAGATTAAATCTTCTGTTAAAAATGCAATTAATACCTATGCGAAGAACACATTAAACACTTTCAACTCAACGTTCAAAGCATCCGAATTTAATAATTTAATCAACTCTGTTGACACATCAATCATCACAAACGAAATTTCAATCAACTTACAGAAGAAATTTTTTCCAAATCTAACCACACCTACGACATATAAGTTATACTATGGTGCTGAATTAGATAAAGGTATGTTTTTGACTGGTATTTTGAGTTCACCAACAGTTGTTTACAGAAATCCATTGAACTTGTCACAAACAATACAAGGATTAATTATTGAAGAAGTTCCTTCATCAACTGGTGGTGTAGAATCCATCACACTTACAAACCCTGGTTTTGGTTATCAATCAACTCCAACAGTCACCATTTTAGGTGATGGTTCTGGTGCAACAGCTCAAGCTGTAGTTGTTAATGGTGTGATTAGAGAAATTAAAGTTTTAACCAAAGGAACAGGTTACACTTCAGCAATCGTAAAAATTACTAATGCTGCAAACGACACAACAGGAACATTAGCTGCAGCAACTGCCACACTTGAAGGTAAATATGGAACATTGAGAACATATTACAATAGCGATTTGAATGTTAAGACAGTATTCAACGGCAACATTGGAACAGTAGATTATAAGGGTGGTATTATTACATTGAATGCTTTTGCACCAATTCAAGTTGACAATCCATTAGGTCAACTAACTGTGACGGCAAAACCAGTTTCAACAATCATTTCATCAACTTACAATAGAATTATTACAGTAGATGAATTTGATCCACAATCAATCATTGTTAACGTAACAGCTAAATCAACATGATAGATACAGGACAACTAACATCTATACTGGTCAAAGACCAGTTACCGGAACATATCCGTGATAATTCTAATTACGAAAACTTCCACACATTTTTGAAGGCATATTATGAATGGATGGAACAAACAGGTAGAGTTTCAGATAGAACAAAGAATTTACTTTCTTATAGAGATGTAGACCAAACAACTGAAGAATTTTTAGACTACTTCACGAATGATTTTCTTCCGTTCTTTCCTAAGGAAACACTTCTTAGTAAAGAAGAAACAATCAAGGTTGCCAGACAACTATACCAAACAAAAGGAACACCAGCATCATATGAGTTCCTGTTTCGTGTTCTATTTAATTCCGAATTTGAAGTTTTCAATACTAAAGAAGCAGTATTTAAAGCCTCTGCTGGAACATGGTATGTTTCTAAGAGTTTAAAACTTGCATCAAGTAATAGAAATTTTTTAGATACCAAAAATCTTAGAGTATTTGGTATAGAATCCAAATCGATTGCAACTATCGAAGCCGCTGTATTGGTTGGTGACAAGACTGAAATTTTTATTTCTGATATTGAACGTCTGTTTGAATCTGGTGAGTTTGTTAAAATTGTAGACTCCAACAACCAAGATGTGTTGTTTGATGGTGAAATACTTACAGCAAAAATTGTAGGTCAAGTTAGTCAAATTAAAATCAATTCACAAAAACGTGGTGCATTATATCAACCAGGTGATCCTGTTGTTGTATATGATGGCATGGATGATCCTGCCAATGGCGTTGGTGCATCAGCTATCGTTTCCGAAACTACTAAAGGTTCTCTACAAAGAATCAACGTAGTTAATGGTGGATTCGGTTATTCTTTAAAACCAAATACGATTGTTACAATTATTGGTGGTGGCGGAGCAAAAGCAAACGTATATGCTCTATCGGATTTCTTACCACCATCTTACACAATTGTTAATGCTGGAACAGGTTACAGAGTTAATGATAGAGTCAATCATTCTAATGCTGCGTTTGCTTATGTCACAAGTGTGAATGAAAATGGTGCTATCACAAGTATAAAATATATGCCATCTGTGAATGCTCGAGCAGTTGTAAGTTTAACAGCAACAGTAGAATCATCCAATCCTTTGGCAAGCGGTGCTGTTATAACAACTGCGCCTGCGCCAGGTAATGCCAGAGCAAACGTGAGTTACATATCAACAGATATTATTGGTTTTAAAGATGATGTTGTTATTGGTAACAGTCAATTCTTCTTTGCAAATATGGCCAGTGCCAATGCAAACACCAGATTGATTGATGCTTTTTCTTTTTCAACATTAGAAACAAGTTCAATTTTCAGTATGGTTGTTGATAATGGTGGCGGCGGTATTGCTGCCATACCAAATATTCAAGTTACATCTACCATACCAACAGAAGATGAATTCAATACTTATTCAGCTGCATACTCCGATATTGCACCACTTGGCATCTTAGCACCGATACAAATCGTTAAAGGTGGTGGATGGTATCAAGCAAACGATAAAATTATTTTTAGTGGTGGTTCTGGCCATGGTGCATATGCGAATGTAACATCTGTCGGTGCAAACGGAACTATCACAGGAATTTCTTATGTATTTGATCCTGCTGATCCGTTTCCAAAATATCCTTTGGGTGGAACAGGATATAAAAATGAATTTTTACCATCAGTATCTGTTCAATCCGCAAACACTCATGCATCAGGTGCAGTCATAACTGTTCCTGGAATATTAGGAACTGGTGCAGAATTTTCTTTGGTTGTGGACCGAGTTGGTTCTGTTACATCAATTGCACTAGAAAATTATGGCGAAGATTATTCATCACAACCTGGTGTTTCTTTGAAGGTTCAAGACATTGTTGTTTCAAATGTGGCAATAGAAAACTTACCACGTAAGGGTGAATATATCTACCAAGGTCCAACAATTGACTTGGCCACATATGCAGCCAGAGTGAATTCAATTTCTCTATTGGCTCCAGATGCAAACACAGAACTGTCTTTGTATAATCTACAAGTCTTTAACTACAACGCAAATCCAAATCCAAACTTGATGTTGAAGATATTGGGTGAAGATAGAAATATCAATTTGAAGATGGCAAACTCTGCCTTCCCACAATTCACAAAGACATATTCATATTATGATGCATCAGGAAACAGAACAGTATTTACCAGAAATTATAACAAACAAGGTTACATTTCTTATGGTGATGGTTCCGCAAAAGCAAATGCAACTTTCTTGAATGGCCTTGTTATTGGTTCTGGTCAATACTTGACCACACAAGGACAACCAAGTTCATTTGATATTATGCAGGATGACCGATATAATAATTTTACATATTTAATTACGGTTGACAAAGAGATTTCAAAGTATAGAGAAGTCTTGTTGGGTCTATTACATCCAGTTGGTTCAAATGTTTTAGGTCGTTATGGATTGAAATCATACAACAATTTGAATATACATCCATTGCAATCGGTGTATACATCCAAACCTCTATCGTATTATCTCGGTGCATATGTTAATGATGCTGTGGAAATCGTAACAGATTTTAACAATAAGAGTAACAATGTAATTAAGTTTACTCATTTGCTGGGTGCAACTTTAGAATCATTCATATATCCAAACAAGTCAACTATTCATATACAGACTAAAAATGGTCCAAATGTTTACTCGGAAATTATTGACGTAAATGGCGTGGAAGGAACAATCACGCTTGCAAGTAATGTTTGGTTAACCTACGCAAATGTTGCGGTGGTAACAGGCAATTCTGGTTCTAATGCACTAAATATTACATCTTTGACTGGTCTTTATGACCTAATGAACAATGGAAATTATACTGATGCTCAATATCCAATAAAAGATATTGTTTATAAAGGTGATGTTATTCTTGTTGATAATAATACAAGTAAAGTTGTGAATTCAGTTGATTATGTGAATAAGAAAATATATCTCACATCAAATCTAAGTTCAACAACCAATTCTTATTTGTCGGTAAAAAGAACTTTTATTGCCAACAGTTCGTTGTCATCAAGTCAAATTAAAATAACAAGTCCAATTGGACTTCCATATATACCAGAACTAACAACAGAAGATGGTATTACAATAACAACAGAAGATGAAAAAATAATCCTATTGGGGTAATCAATGTCAACAGTAAAAATTTCACAGTTATCAGAAATAACACATTTAGATTCTAATACAGCCAATACTATAATGATTGGTGTTGATAAAGTTTCTGGAGTTACTGGTCAATTCACAGCACAAACGTTATCACACAGTTTGTTTGCCAACAATGTATTGAATGTTGGTAACAATGATATTGTTTTCCCTGGTGTAATTGGTCAATTTGTAGGAAACAATGCTAGTTATTTGCAAATTAACTTACAGAATAAAGATGGTGATGGTTCAGCTGACTATGTTGTTACATCTGATGTTGGAACAGATACGAAAAATTTTGTTGATGTTGGTATTGCTGGTTCAACATACAACTATCCTGGTTGGGACGCAATACAACCAT